GTTCACGTTGTGCTGCTGCCTGTTGATTCTTAGATGCAATACCGGCAATGCCGCCTATAACTGAAACGACTGGTGCGACGAAACCCATGAGTGACTCCTGTGGGGTTGGGGGTTGGTGTGTATAAGACCGCCTACCACCTGTGTAAGACCGCCTACCAGGTAGTGTGGTTGGGGGTGGTACGATTGTAACCCCCGTTGCTGTAAGACCTGCTACGCTTACTCTCTTACGTAAGTTTTAGTACGTTGCTGCTCAACATCAAACTGGAAGGCTTTGAGCTTGAAAGCATCCCCGCCTGTGGAACAGACGTAGAGTTGGTAGTCACATCCGTAGCCAGCTAGTGGAATAGATAGCTGCTCCCTGCTGTTTGCAGACGGTGACGTATCAAGGTGGAGAGCATCGTATCGCAGATAATCACCTATCAATTGGTAGTCAGCAGTGTAAGCTTCTTCACCGTAGTTGTAGGATACTACCACCACAGCAGAGTTTAGTTGCTTATTTGGATAGTTGAAGTACCTTGAATAGTTGACTGAAGTATTGTCAAAAAGAATGTGAAGTTTTTTTAGACGTTTCAGCCTGCCTAAAGATGACGCGTTGAATGATGTTGACGCAAATACAGAAGGGTAGATGGTTCCTATCACGTCCACCACCCCCACTGTCTCACCATTAGGATTGGTGGGTGATGTGAATGTAATTGATGTAGGCGAGGAGGTTGTAATGCGGGGGTAAAGGGGGTATATCTGACCCCGCTCGTGCAAGACGTAAGGACATGCAGCCCCTTCTGGCGTAGCTCCGAGGAATGGTACTAAGTCAGGAATGTCAAACATCCAGTTGCGTGGAATTAGATCAAAGGAGGAGAGAGGGACAGTGTAGTAGTTGGTATACTCTTTTGTTGGTAGGGTAAACTCACGGAGTATAGGAGGAGAAGGTTGAACATTTACCACCATCCCATTAGATAGGGAGGCTGTACTGTATATCCCCTGAGGATAATTCAGTACTGGTGAGGCTAGAGAGTCACCATTGAGATTAAATGCATAGTCCAGGTTGTGCGTGGCATCCATCTGTACAATATTGATGTTGCTGCCCACCGAACTCTTAACAATGAAAAGAGTCCAGTTAAGAAGCTGAAGACCCGTGCACACGTTGAATGGTGTAGCGCTGGAGATCGTTGACCAGGAGTTCCAGGACAGATTGAGAGAGAGGACCCGTTGACAGCTTGTAGTGTCAGAAACAGATGGAAGACCTATGTAAACCTTATTGTTGGTATCGTTGAGTGACAACCATGGTAGAGCATCTTGGCTGGGGGGTATCACTACGTCTAGGAAGAAAGGTCGAACAGGCTCACTTCTTTCGAATGAGCCATAGTCTGTGGTATTGTTTTTGTTGAGAAGGTCGAAAACACCAAAACGGTTCAGAAATAGAACTGTGAGGTTTGTAGCCACAACACAGCGGGTGTTAAAAGCACCGTATGAAGCAACTAGACCAGTGGTGAAAGACTCTGGACCGAATACCTCCCCACCGTTAATTGCATACGTCGATACGGACGTGAACACGAAGAGAGACTGTTGCCACCCCAGCAAAGCTGTTATCTTCTCACGAGACTTAGCAGTGATGTTAATGGTGAAGGGGTCGTCTGTCTCACCCTCTAGAGCGTCAGTGATCTGGAAGAAAGCATAAAACTCCCCAGGTGAAAGAGTGTCACTCGTGGCTGAGAGTACGAGTTGGTCAATAGACTCATCAGAAGTCTTGAGTACCAGACGGTCACGGAACAGAGCACCGAAAGGTGTGAAGCGTCCACGGAAGTAATCAGCAAAAGCTCCGTAGCCGTACGCAGGGACATAACAGCCGTCTAAGGTACCGCCAGAGGGTGGGAGGTCAGTATAGAGCACGGTGCGGGCGTTGACCCCCAACCACTTGTTCTCACGATTGACTAGGACAACCTCAGTCTGAAAAGTTGTAGGTTGTCCTTTGGCGTAAGGTACAATGCCAGTAGCTACGGTAGAACCTAAAACAGCGACAGCAGCATTGCGTTGGGTGGTGTAGGTGTCTGCGTATAGGATGTAATCCCCCACCTCATGTGATGTGGAGAATGTAGTGCGAAAAGTCTTTTTCACCCCACCTACAAACACATCAAGATTATCAGCTTTCACACCTGTGTTAGCATTGAAACGAAGCTCTCGTACACGCCAAAAGGTGAGGGGAGTCTGTGTCCCCACTGCTTCTATACCTTGGAATGTGGCATAGAAGGGGGTGTGTGTGAGTGGGATGAGGGGGGAGTAGTTGTAGCGCTGTCCTGATCCGTGAGACCACTCAGGTGCTGTGGCAGGTGCTACTGAGGGTTGCCTGATGGGGGGAAAGTCTATGAAGTTGTTGCTGCCTGACATTAGGATGCCGCGATACGCAGACTCAAGATACCGTGGATCCATGTCTGTTATGAGGTCTTCCGGTATTTTCACATTCTGGTCAATAGCCGTGACACTGTAACGCATCGTGTTCTGACTAAAATCTTTCCCCTTCCACAGTAACGCCTCTGCCCACCACTGCCATGAAATCTGTACGAGAGTAAAGTCTCTGACCTCGTTGAGAGCCATCCCCGTACCTATAGCTGTGACATTAAAACCAGGAGATTTAGTGTTCAGGAGGTAGTATGTGTTGGTGTTAAAGTCTGCTAGGAAAGTACCAACGACTGTGTTGTCATTCCACATCTTACTGTCAGAAGAGACAGACGGAGCTGATAGAGCCTGAGTACCAGCGTTGGTGCATGTGAAAGAGAGTGTGCGCTCCAAAAATGAGAGCTGAATAGGAGGGTGATTGGCTGTGAGGATGAGAAGGCGATCAAACGGCGCAGATAGCACAACAAAACTGACATCTGTCAGAGTACGTTTGAAGATGTTGGATTTGGAAATGACCAGAGAAGCGAAGGCTGTGCCGTCATTATCTCGGTGTAAAGTGACAAGGATGTTACTCTGGGTGACTGTAACCAGATACTCGTTGCCCTTGCGTGTTTTGATAACCTGGCTCCAAGAAGAGCCTGTGACGTTTTCTGCTAGGGTATACACAAAGTTGGAACCAGGCCGGCGAACAACATCCCCATCCGCAGAGATGTCGCAGTTGTGAAAAACTGGACTGCCGCCTGGTGGTAGTTCCCCACCACCTGAAGATAGGGATAGACCGGTAAAGACAATTGGGTCTTGCTGTTGTTCGGGCATGATAATCACATGTAAGAGACTTGTTGGGCTACATCTAGACTGCGATACATATGGATACTGGTTTCAAACTCTCTCGCTGTGGATTCAGCAGCATTCAGATCTGTGGTGTGGCACCTATGCATTACAATCTGCGCATAGAGCACAATTAACTCGTTATACCCGTCTGGACCCTGTAAGACATCCGTCGGAGCTGATGCTATTTGTGCTTTAGTGAGGAGAGAAAAAGTCATCTGAGCCTTCATCGTGTCCGTCGGTTGTGGATAGACCTGTACTTTGTTCTCCCCCACCACACTGTAATACTGAGGTATGCCGACAATAGGCGCGTTACGAGCTTTATACTGCAACGTCTCAGGATTGATCTGCTGTACTTCATAACTCTGGGATGGGAGGGGTGCATGATGCGATGAGTAAATTACACTAAAGGGTGCAAGTGTTACTACATCCCCCACCCAATCTGCTAGAGAAGGTGTTGTTTTGGCACGCAGATGTCGCCACGGGTGCAGAGTTCCCACGAAAAACTGTGCACGTCTTAGCGACAGTCGAACCTTCTTACCTACAGGGGAGCTGAAGTTTGGAACTTCTCTCTCCCCCACCATAAGAAGAACTTCATTACAGGCTTCAAGAAGTGTAGGCATGAGGGGTTCTATACCACGTCGCCAGTGGTGTGAATAAGAGCTGCGTGTCCTGGGCGGTAGAGCTTAGCACCTAGAGCCTGACGCCCCACCATAAGATTGATCTGTTCACGATTCTCAAAAGAGTCAGTGAAGCGAGGGGTCATAGAGGTGACGCAAGCAGCCCACTCGTTGTGAACTAGCATTGCAGTGTGTACAGGCTTGGAGTTACCAGTGAACAAGAGAGGAAGAGCAGTGAAAGCATCCTGTTTAGGCAGGTAACGAGAACCAGCAGCACCAGGCGTGGGCTCAGGAGAACCTAGGGCGCCATTCTTCCATCCAGTTAAACTGTTAGCTTGAAGCAGAGAGGTGCGAATGACATTCATTCCTAGGATGGTACCAATCTGACCATTCATCATGGGTTGATTAGTGATGAAATCCTTACTGATGAACTGAGGGATCAGCATAAGAGCGGATTCTTGCTGGGGGGAAATGATGAGAGACAATCCTCCGTTAGGAATATCCTCCCCATCCATCACATCATTGCCGAGTAGATAGCTGCGTGCAGTCATCAAAGCTGCGAGAGTAATGGGGGTACCGTTACCAGTGATCAGGCCGTTAGAGGAGGCGAAGACAGATGCTGTCGCCGTGTTGTTGACCGCAGCTCGTAACCCGAGGATTTGCCCCGTCATGTCCTTAGCTAGAGCGTAGCCCATAGCTTCCATGTAAGGCTTGCGCAGTGCATATGTGCTCTGCACGTCTAACAATACGTCAATACCGACGGAGCAAGTGCGGTCGGTGTCAACCAGGATGGAGTAATCAGTGTCGTTGTTGGCAGTCAGAGCAACGGAAGTGTCAGATGCTTTATCTTCTACAGCCAGCTCAGTCATACGAGGGATGTGGTATGTATCCCCTTTCTTTACTTCAGCTCCCCAGTGTTTGAGAAGACCCTTGTCAAGCATACGAGCTTTGCGGAACATTTGGATCTCATTAATCCATAGCTCAGGAATGAACTGTTGTCCGCGTGTAGTATTGAGAATAGGACCGGAAAGATTAACGTCGGTAGCCATGAGTGTCTCCTAGGGAAAGAATGAATTGTTAGTCGAGATCAACTAGACCGTCACGAAAAGCTTGAGCTAAAATCTGCTGATTCTGATCATAGAGTTCTGGTGTCTCCATCATCATCTTCCGAATCTCACTCTGCTTGTAGCGTTTGACTGGGGTAGCTGACTTCTTCCCTCCTGCGGAGGGAGCTGTCTTGCTACTCTTGCCTTCAATCTTAGCCCATAAGTCTTGCACACCCTGAACAGAGTCATACTTAGATTGCTGAGCTGGGGTCATCTTGTTGTAGACTTTGAGAACTGCATCTACGCGCCTGTCCAACTCCTTAGGTGTAACATCCCAAGCATCTTGCAGATCTGCCAGAGTGCGCTGTGATTCCATTTCCTGAACTTTAGCTTGTAGCTCTTGCAGATATTTCTGTGATTGCTGGAAGGACTCAATAGCATCTTTTAGTTCGATACCGATTGCAGTTTTAAAGTCCTGGGCCAGCTTGACGAACTCAGGTGACTCGGTGTCAAGTTTTTCTGGAGTAGCCTCTTGTGTGTCAGCATCTAACTCATCAATGAGAGAGTCAATATCCAGCTCTTCTTCTCCCCCCTCCACCTCTGTCTCTGCGCTAGAAACCTGGTTCTCCTGTTCCGTCGATGCTAGCTCCTGCTGCTCCATCGGGGAGACTTCCTGCGGTGCCTGTACCTGTGCCATAGTCTAATGCCTCCTGGGACATCATTTGTAGTTGTTGTGGATCCATTGCTGAGGCATCAATCCCCACCCCTCCTAGGAGAGATGCACCCCCATCCTCTGCAACAGAGCGTTCTAATGCGGCTATCCCCACCTCATCTAACTGAGGTTGCTGCTCCTGGGCTGGTGGGGTGGGGGGTGGAGCAGCTTTAATGTAAGAGGATGGGTTTGTGAAACGCATATGCTTCAAGACTTCGACGAGAATACGCTCAAAGTCTAGCTTCTCTGCTAGCTGCGGAACTCTACCTGCAATATCAAAAAGGGTCATAAGATCTCCAATCTGACGTTGCTTCTCTACGACATATGCGGCCCCGTTTGGTTTAAACTCAAATGGGAATGTCAAGTAGGACGGGTCTAACTCAAAGAATGCATACTGGTCTACATCTGGTAGAAACACTTTTACAGTCTGAGGTGTGAGAACAAATTGCTGCATCAGAGAGAAGATCTTGGTTAGAAGCTTAGAGGTAGCCGAGTCTTCAATGTGCGAGTGGACAGAAGCAAGGCGGTTTCCACCTGACTCCTGTACTGCAATGATCTCTTGTGCTGTTACTCGCTCCCCACCCCTAGGCTGCCCACCGCCAATCAATGGACCAGTTGAGCAGTTGCGATCTATACTCCCCTCTTGCACCTGAGCTTCTTGGTAACCCAGCGTGAAAGCTGGAGGACCGAGGTCAATGGGTTGGATACTACCGTGTTGGGCTACTGTAAACACCTTACCCGGCTCAGTGTGAATGTCCTCTTTGCGCATGATACCATCATCGACAAATGTAAACATCTTATCAATGCTTACAGCAATGTTGTCTAGACGTGCATTATTGAGAACATTGAGAGTGTGTAGTGCACCGGCTGATGGGTCGAGCACTGTCATGCCGTACACAGAATCCCGATCTGGTAACATAACCCCAGTGACATAAGGAGATCCACACCAGTAATCGGAGTCTGCTAAGCGGATGATGGTGTTCTCATAGAAGACAGCGTGGACGCAGTGGTAGCGTGCACCACCCAGCAATAGAGGACCGTAGTACTCGATTACCTCAGTGCCGACTGGGTTGTTCTTGAGAACGTTGGGATTATCTTTCCCACCCTGCTCATACACATCTAGTAATTCGGGTTTCAAGTCGTAGTAGCCGGTTTCAACAAGATACGCAATCTGCTCCTTGCTGATGTCAAGACGGGAGAATGTACCACCAGATCCGTTGATCCACACATTGTAAGGTGATACTGACTTAAGAACCAGCTTATCCTTAGCCTTGATCTGTGTGTCGTCAACGGGTAGCCCCACCTCATCGAATGTTCTGATGACCACAGGCTCTAGGCACTCTTCCCACCCCACCTGAAAAGTGGAGCAGCCGTAGATGACAAGGTTGCGCAACCACTCTTCGTAGACATCTCGGACCCTGGCCTCCTCCATCTTGAACTTAGCCAGTTGTTTAACCAGCATAGCAGCCTGTGCTAAATTAGGCTCTAGACCTGAAGCATCAAACCAGTCGTCTGATGGAAAGGTGGCACCCTTGAAGTAGGCTACGAGAGTTTCCACAACTTCAAATGTCTTGCCGGTGTTTACCTTGTGCTTCCATGCTCGTGTTGAACCTGTGGTGAAAGACTCCTTTGACAAGAAATTCATGTCATCACAGTTGGAGCGGTACATGGCATACATTACGTCCCACTTTTTCTCTACTGTTCGACGTTTACTCTGAAGATCTTTGAACATACTGTAGATGTGGGTGGCTATCTCATTTACAGACGCTGACCCTCTCTTCGATACAGGTGTTGGTTTTTGTATAGCGTCCATCAGTAGATTCCTCCGAACATACTGTTAAATCTTCCGCTGTTTAGTCTCCCTGCCCCTATGTAACGCTTATTACCATTCTGTGAGGCACCAGGTGCACGGGACATTTCAGCAATGATAGCCAGGGCGTCAGGTGGGTCGTCTCTCCCACCCCTCCCAAAGAAGGAAAAGGTGTTAAGTACGATGGGTTGCTTCTCTATACTAGAAGAGAAGATTACATTACCTGATGAAAAATAAGGACAGAGGTACATTTCGATGCGTTTCTCTTTTTTACCCCACTTGTTTGGCATGTATGACACCACCCCACACCTAATGTTTTCTTCAATCAGGCGTTTCATAATCATGTTACGTAGGAGGGACTGGAATCCGACTGTTTCACACTGAATCTGCTTTACGCCCCACGCCTTAATCAGTCTAAGCACCTCATCGATAGTCTTTTCTGGGGTAAAGTGTCCTACCGAGAACTCTGCTGCTACCAAATTCCCGTGTGTGGTAACTCCTCCCACCACCAGAGCAGTGTAATCAGCTCTTTGTCTGAGTGATACTGCGGGGTCAATAGCGAGGATGGGGGTAAACTGTTCTAGAGCTTTGGTGTCGGGGTGGTAGAAGGAGACAATACCGTCTGATTTCCCCCGCTGCATCTCTGATCTGCTAACATAGTTTACCAGGTCGAGACTGATGATCTGAAGTGCTGGATTATTGACGTGGTTTAGGTACTGCGCCTCGAACACGCCAGGTGATTCAGAGAGTTCAGCCCTCAGGGTCAGCTCCATATCCTCCGTGAAACCTTTCCACAGGTAGCCATCTGTGTTGTCCACCCCGTTCTTATAGATGTTACGGTTCAGGACAGAGAATTTGATCTCCTTAGCCCGGTTTTCAAGGAAGACGTAGTAGTCGAATGGAGAGTAGTGCGTGCCTGTAACCTTCACCTCCCCCCTCAACACCTCTTTGAACTTGGTTCCATCAGGCAGTGTTCCTACGTGATGGGTTACGGGGGTGCGTGTGACGACAGATGAGATGTCAGCAGCCCACCTCTTGACTTTTTTGTTCTTTACTTCTGTGTCTGAGTTCTCTAGATCTACTATGTCATCCATTATAATGAGGGAATAATGGCTACCTGTTGACTTCCCCTTCACAGATGTAGACATAATCGTAGGCTCTTTACGCTTGATATTACGCAAGACCTGCAACTGGTAGTTAGACCAGACCACTTTTCTATCTTTGGCCTCGTTCTCGTCGGAATAGGCGCGACGATTAGTACGGTCAAGGTCGGGAATGAGGTTACCCCTGATATGAGGACGTAGGTTCCAAACCGTGCTAAGTAGGTCTTCGTCCTCAAAGTAGGCTCTCAACTCCCGGATAAAGGATTCGGATAGTTCACGAATGTTGGTGGCGTGGAGAATCGTAATGTCAGGATTGCGATACACACGCCACATAATATAGGCTACCATCATCGAACTCTTGAAGTGCCCTCGTGGGAACTTTAGAAGTGTCGAGTCAGGTGGAACATCCCACTCATTCTCTGTAAGTCTACGCCACCGATCATATAGCTCCCCCACCAACATACCCTGATCGTATAGCTGGGGGGCCTGTAACACTAAAATGAAGTCGTAGTGACATTCGTCGAGAGAAGACGTACCACCCTTGTATTGGATCAAGTCGATGAACGCCCAGCAATCGTAGAGGGCTGCAATCTTTAGTTCAATAG